GAGCATACCTGGATGATTGAGAAAGCTGGAATAGTGGTCCACAAATACCCGCGCAATCCGTTTACCGGAAACCGCATTTTTGCTCTGAGCTGCGGCGACAATCAGTTCGGGCAGGATTTCACGTTGTACGAAGCGCTACGCACAGTTGATCGCCTTCTTTACGGAGAAAATTTTATTAAACAGGCTGAGTTATAACAGCGGGTTTATCACCGGTTATTTTTAACGAGGACTCCGTTATGAGAAAACACACAGCAGAACAGGTAAACGAATTTCTGCAGGGATATTACTTCGATAACGAAATTAATCCCCGCGCCAGAAAAACACACTTCGAAGTAATGAAGTGCGGAATATTCAGCGTCCGCAACACCCTGTTTTGTTCAAAAGATACGGGAGCCAGCGAGGACCTTAAAGAACTTAACCGGATGGCGAAACAATTAACGGATGGCATGGTTCCCGAACCCGCAATAATTACGGAGTAATCACGATGAATTTCAGTTATTCATTCAGTGTACCGGAGTCGTTATTTGTTATCACACTGATTGCAGCCGCAATGTTTTTTGCCATCTGCATACTGACACTTATTGATACATGGCGGGAAATACGCGACAGACGTCGCCAGAGAAAAAACGGGATGCATACAACGCATTCATTCAGCACAAAGAAGACGTAGAGCGTAAAGCACGCCGCCTCTTTAGTTAATTAACCGGTTTCGTTAATACACCGCTCACGCGGCGGGATTCGCACAATCTGAATAAGGGAAATAAAAATGATTAATCCGACACTCACCCTCAAAGATAAAGCCCTTGCGGGCGCAATGTTTTTACGCAACTACGCCGCAATGATGGCTGACACTGACAACCCGATGATGGTGCTGTCAGTGGAGCCTCACCTTATCGCCGCAGACGCAATTGAACAGGTGGTACAGGAAAACACCTGTCTGAGAAATCAGCTTGCCACCCTTCAGACAGCAGCTGACCCGGCAAAGGAAAGTGCTGAACACACCTGCCACACCACATTCATCAAAGGGACCCGCGTATGTCTGAAAAACAGTCCGCAGCAACGCGGAACGGTCGTTGACACCCGCACCAGTAGCCCCGCATTGACCGGGTTTTTCGTCCGTTTTCGATTTCCCCCCTTCGAGGAAGACCGCTGGGTAAAGACCAGAAACCTGGAAATAACCCCCGACAAATGAAGCTGATTATCCCTGCGCGACACCGCAAAAACCGGATGAAGCCAGGGGGAAAGCCGGAGCGGGCAGCAAGGGCGGCATACCGTCGCCTGCTGAAGGGGGACCGGTCACACGTGCGACGGCTGGAGCGGGTACCGCCCGCGTCATCAACGTCATGTACCGTTACCGGCTGTTAAGTCTGGACGAAGGCCGGACATGGGTACTGCTTAACCATAACGAATACGTGAAGAGGATAAGACGATGTTACAGATGAAATTTAAGCCCTGCTTTATTGACGCATTCCGCAACGGACGCAAGACCACATCCCTTCGCCCGACGGGTTTGATTGCTACCAGGCGGGCCAGGAGTCAGCAGAATATTTTCATGAAGACACCCTGACCCGCAACATCGTTCTTCCCGATTACAGCGCCGGCGGTACCCTGGTTTTTGAGGAGGGAACCACATTTACCCGCGCATCAGACTTTGCCGGACTCCTGAAAAGACAGCCCTACCGGCAGTATGACAACATTCATCTGGTCACAGAAAACAAGAACGGCGAAACCGTGCCGTTCGCCGTGGCCTTCATTGCCGATATCGGTGTAATACAGGGCCGCCAGATAACCGATGAAGTGGCCGTCAGGGACGGCTTTAACCCTGAAAACCATCCCCGCGACGAACTCTTTGCATTCATGCGGGACACCTGCCACATAGAAAACCCCAAAAACGAACCTACTGGCGGTACACCTTCACCCACATCGTGATGTTGTCGCAGTGGAGGGCTGACGCATGAAACCCGCCATTATCTGCATTCTGTGCGAGAGCACTGTCACCGGCGACCATTACCGCATCAGGGAACGCCACATCAACCCTGACCGTTCGCTGCTGGACAACATCACCGGCCCGGATGATGAACGCGTGATCTGCCTGAACGACGGCTCGCAGTTACGCGTGCGCAATATCCGGCGCGAAATCACGCTCGAACCCACCCCATTCACACGCGGGAAAAAAACCGGAGAGTGACGCATGAAAGGTATTCTGAACCAGCGCTCACCGCTCAAATGGGCGGGCGGCAAATTCAGTATCATGCCGCAGCTGCGCGAATATTTACCCAAAGCCGCCTGCCTGATCGAACCCTTCGTGGGCGGCGGCTCGGTCTTCATGAACACGGATTATGACTATTACGTATTGTGTGACAGCAACCCCGCGCTGATTAATTTCTACCAGCAACTGACGACCAACACCACGGAATTAATGGATCGTGCATGGTCGCTCTTTAAGGATGGCGGCACACCGGAAGCCTACAAACGCCATCGCGGGGCATTTAACACCATCGCGCTGGCCACCGACAGATTACGCGGCGAATCCCTGGAATGGGCAGCGCTGTTTCTGTACCTGAACCGCCATTGCTTTAACGGCCTGTACCGCACCAACCAAAAAGGCGAATTCAATGTGCCATTCGGCAAACACCGCATGCCTTATTTCCCCTGCCAGGAAATGCGCCTGTTTGCTGATAAAGCCAACGAGACCCAGACCCGCTTTATTCACGCGGATTTCCGTACAGCCTTCACAATGCCGGCTGAGATCCGCCGTTTTTCTTCGGTGCACGGCGATATCGCCATTTACTGCGATCCGCCCTACCTGCCACCGGACGGTAAAGAGGCGTTCACTCACTACAACGGCCGGGCATTTACCCGCAAAGACCACCGTGACCTTGCGGCGCTCATGATGAACGCCTGGCAGCGTTACGGTATCCACCCGGTGGTCTCCAACAGTGACACCTCCGAAACCCGGCAGATCTATTCCTCGTTTGAGCTGCACACCCTGAGCGTTCGCCGCGCTGTGGCTGCCAGCAGCAGTGCACGCCAGCAGGCAAAAGAGGTGATTGGTGTTTATCCGCCAGCCCGTGAGGTCCGGATCCGGGATGTCAATGCGGGCTGGCTGTCTCACATTCCCGCTCCACACCCCACCACGGAGATCATGTAATGGCCGTTATCTATATCGCTGGCCCCATGACGGGGAAGCCTGATTTCAACCGCACCGCCTTCACCATGACGGCGACCCGCCTGAGGATGCAGGGTCATACCGTACTCAACCCCGGCAACACTCCCTGACGGGCTGAGATACAGGGACTACATGCTTATCGGGAGCGCCATGCTGCACTGTGCCGATGTGATTTACCTGCTGGATGGCTGGGAGGACTCGCCGGGGGCAAAAGAGGAACACGCCACCGCCCTGAAACTGAATCTGATCATCTCCACACCAGAAAGCCGTAAGGAGGCCAAATCATGTTTCTGAAACCAATGGGGGGACCAGGTAAAGCACCGAAGCACGTCAGTGCCTGGACACAACAGGAAGACGAACTGCTTATCTCGCTTTATCAGGATCACAGCACATGGCAAATGGCTGAACGACTTCAGCGAACCCGCAGCGCAGTGATGCACCGGATTCTTTTTTACGTAATCGCGGGTTGATTGGTCGCAAGAGAAAAGCACCGCTGAGTGCAGAAGCCATCGCCTTTCTCACCAAAAACCGTCACGCAAAAACCGCACGGGAACTGGCCCGGAAGGTGGGACGCAGCGAGTGCACCGTGAGGTACACACTGCATAAACGGGGTTACAGCCTTAAGAAATGCGGCGAGAGCCACCATTGTGCCAGATACAGCGATCGTCTGACTGAGCTGGTTACGGAGCTACGCGACAGACGCAACATGACGTTCTGCATGATCGCGAAACACATCAACATCACGATGCAAATGCACATCAGCGATGATACGGCGTTTCACCTCTACAACCGCCGGACCGCCGCCGACGCCCTGTTGTACGAACTGCTGCCGAACTGAGTGATCATCATGCACACACAAAAAAACCGCTTGCCATGCCGCAATCAGTCAGGTTACATTTCTGCTGCACCTCATAAAACGGGTGCCGGGATTGAGACCCCGCTGACAAACGTAGCGCACAACCGCGCCAGCGGTTTTTTTGTGCGTACCGTATCGTCACACCTTTTTCGCATCAGAATTATGGTGGGGCGTACAGGGCCGACTTCGGTCGGGCCGGGTTCTGCGTTTGCCGGTAGTCTCAACCCTGTACGTCTCACCACCCCGAGTTTGAGACCTCTGGATGGTGAGTTTTCAAAACTTACACACGTAGAGGCCACACCATGGCAAACCGCAAACAACAGCGCGCATACGCTGCGCGTCGTCACATCCAGACTGAAATCAACCGCAGACTTTTCCGCGCCTTCCGCGTCGCGCATATCATGCACATCAATATGCTGCATGAGCGCAGTCACGCACTGTCAAACACCTATTCCGCCGCTGTTTTCAGCTATCTGGCGGATGATCTGCGCGGGCTTCAGCAGCTCATCCAGCAGCAAAACAAACTCCATTAATTACGGTACCAGGTCTCTCCTGCACTTTGCGGCGGGAGGCCTTCGCACATCTTTAACAAAGCGAGGTGCAGCATGATTGACCGTCATGACTTCGTAAAATGGGTGCGCACACAGGACACCCGTCTGGCTCCAAAACTTCAGGCAATGCTTGATTTCTATCTCCGTGCCCGTGCCAGCCAGGCACGCACCACAAAACCGGAGAACGCAGGCCCCCTTTATTTCATCGTGGACGACTGCTACCGCGTGGACTTCACACCACACGGTCTGGCCCTGTACACCCTGACGCCACACGGCAACTCCCTGCTGGCGTATTACAACTCCCCGGTCTCCTTATTTGCAGCGATGCTGACGCATCGCACTGCTGGCGGCTGCGCTTCCCTGAGTGAATACACCACTGAGTTTAACCGCCTTTCTGCCCTCTTCTCGCAGGAGTGGCAACGCGTAACGGGATACCAGCCATGAGTGAGTTTGCATGGAGCTGGAATGAACCGCAGCCAGCTATTAATCCGGATGACTTCGCGAACTTCAGCCGGTTGCCAAAAACCGGACTGCAACACGTCATCCGTTACTACTTTGAGGCGGACAAAAAGGCCCGGGAAGAACAGGAAGCGAAGGAGGAAGCCTTTTTCGCACAATCCGATACAGGTAAAAAACTCATGGCATCCCTTGAGGAAGCCGGGCAACGCGAAAGACTGATAAAAAACATCATCAGTAAACGCCAGGAAATAAAGCAAGACCCGGTGGCCCGTGCCTTTGCCACATTAAAGGCACTACCTGTTTATCTGCGTGAACCACTGAGCCGCCGCCTCTCTTTTTTGCGTAAGAAGCAGGAATCTGACCGCCAGAAAGGCAAAAAGAGTCGACCAGCAGAGGGCTACGCGCGCAGAACCCTGCGCAAAATATTCAAACGTCTGAAACGCACTGACGGACGCTGGCTGACACCGGGTTATTGCTCCCTTGCCGGACGTGAACGCCTGGACGATTTGCTGTACCTGCCGCAGCTCAACAAACACCAGATACAGACGCTGGCCACCATGACGGCGGCAATGTTCAGCAGCACCTTCGAGACACTCTGCGATGGCTTTGGCGCCAGAGATGGCGAGCTGACCATGGAGGTGGCGCTGAAGGCATATCAGATGCTGGCACGCATGGCGCTACATCTGCACACCATGCCTCCACATTATGACGCACTGACAACAGACAAAGACCGGAAGAACGAACCGGACACGGAGCTGCTGCCGGGCGCAATCCTTCGCCTGACCTGTGCGGAATGGTGGAAACGCAAACTGTGGCTGTTACGTTGCGAGTGGCGGGAAGAACAACTCCGCGCCGCCTGTCTGGTTTCCAGAAAAACATCGCCCTATCTGAGCCAGGACGCGTTGAGCGAGTTTCGCGCACAGCGCGAGAAAACACGCGATTTCCTGAAAAGTTTCATGCTGGAAAACGAAGACGGGTTCACGATTGATCTCGAGACAGTGTATTACGCGGGAGTAAGTAACCCGGTTCACCGTAAGGCAGAAATGATGGCCACCATGAAAGGGGCGGAACTTATAGCCGAATCCCGTGGCGACAAAGCGGTGTTTCTGACTGTCACCTGCCCGTCAAAATACCACGCAACAACGGAGAACGGTCATCCGAACCCCAAATGGAACGGGGCTACCATGCGCGATTCCAGTGATTATCTGGTTAACACTTTTTTTAAAGCCGTTCGTAACAGACTGGACCGCAAGGGCCTGCGCTGGTATGGCATCCGCACGGTGGAGCCTCACCATGACGGCACCGTGCACTGGCATATGATGGTCTTTGCACATCCTGAAGAAATCGACAGCATCGTGACCATCGCCCGCGATATTGCCATTCGTGAAGACCGCCACGAGCTGGGCGATGACATAACTCCGCGCTTTAAGGCGGAGTACGTCGACGGTTCGAAAGGTACGCCGACCAGCTACATCGCCACCTACATCGGAAAGAACCTGGACAGCCACTCCGTGGATGGCATTGACCCGAAAACAGGCAAACCGCGCATCGACGACGAATCAGGAAAGACGATGGCAGAAAGCGTGGAACGCGCCATCGGCTGGGCGCGCCTTCACCGGGTCCGCCAGTTCCAGTTCTTTGGCATCCCCTCCCGTCAGGTATGGCGTGAACTGCGCCGCCTTGCCAGCCAGATGGCACGCAACCCGGAAGGTCCGCAACGGCTGAAGGATGACGCAATGGATGCGGTTCTTGCTGCCGCTGATGCCGGATGTTTTGCCACCTACATAGAGAAACAGGGCGGCGTACTTGTTCCACGCAAAGACTACCTGATTCGCACCGCCTACGACCTCGCAGATGAGCTGAACGATTACGGCGAACAGAGCGTACAGATTTACGGGATCTGGTCGCCACTCATCGGGGAATCCTCCCGTGTGTGCACGCACCCGGATAACTGGAAGCTGGTAAGACGTAAACCGGAAGCGGAAGACAGCACCCACGAAAATGGTTTTGACCTTCAGGGCGGCCCTGCCGCCCCTTGGACTCGTGGCAATAACTGTCCCGGCGACGAAAAAACAGCCGGAACCGGCACAGAAAACAGGCAGCAGGAGAAACGTCTGACACTTCCGGAAAATGGCCTGACACAATGGTTGCAGGGATTGAGCCATTACGAGCGGAAACAGCTCATCAGACAGCTTAAAAATCAGCCGCCCGCCACGGATACCGGACAAAATAACACCAGACCAGCATCAGACACCCCTGTCAGGGTGGAGGTTGTCGTGCCTGTCGACACCACGACCATCGCACAAATCACCCGCGAACTCGACGCGCTGGGTGTGCAGCTGCCTGACGCAGCCATTATTTCCGTGAGTAACGGTGCCCGCGTTCGCCCGGGCGACGGGCGTATCGCGTACTGGAGCGCCACAACCCGCCGCATCGTCATCACACAGGAGTCGTCAGCGGAGGTAAGATCATGACGCGATTTCACTGCACCATGCAGCGTCAGCAGTTCGACGCCGTTATGCGCCAGCGCACGCCAGCCATGACACTGAGAGGCGTAGCCACAAGACCACAGCCCGGGGACGAACTGGAAATCACGGTGGCCAGCCCCGATCGCACCACCACAACCACCATCACCGACATACTTAACAGGCGACCGGGCAGTGAATATCAGAGCTGGATAGTTGCCGTTCGTCCGCGCCGTTCACCGGAAGAGCCGGAACCACTCACGCCGGCCGGGAAAATCATGCAGAAGTACCACGAAGAGCAGACCCGCAAACACAATGTCGCGCTGGCCAGAACGCTGACTGCCGTCAATCGCAAGGCCGCACTGACGCAAAGGGTCTTTTTACCGCAGCGCCATTCATGCGCCAGACCGGCACAACACAGGAGAGATTCACAATGAGAGAGCAATTACCAGGCACCGTGCCAGCGCAGGAAATCAAAGAAAGTATCAGGCAACAACTTCACGGATTTTATATTACTTATGATTTGTGGCTGAAAAACGGAGCAAATCCAGGCAGAATATTTTCGCGAAACTGTGGTTTATGCGCCAGCCTCTGGGATTATCTCGAATTAACGGGTGCTGATAAAGAAACAGTACTGGAGCAATTACACGCTGATTTCAGAAGTGCCGGGCTGAATGAGGTGTTACCGTTTAACGAGAACAAAGCTCATTACCATGCAGAAAAAAGACACAACATGTGCCATATGAATCCGGCGCGGATTGCATAGGTCAGGGCGCAAACAGGGCAGAACGCCCACGCCACAGCCAGTACCAACCGCACAGATAACCAGTCAGATGGCCGGAAATATCCGGGCGTTATTTCCTGAGTAAGCAGAGCCAGGGCGGAAACCGCCCTGGATGTAATCAGCAGAGAGTGTGAACCCACACCACATCACACTCCATGAAATTTGCATAATTTAATTATGATTTTTGCAACTCTCCATTCATAATGTTAGTAATAATTAACCAATCTAAACCCATAAGAGCCACCATTGTTAAATTCAGGTGACGTATGAACATTCAACAGCGTATAGCAGAACGCTTGGTTCAGGCCAGAAACGACGCAGGAATGAGTGCAAGCGCCGTCGCAGATGCGATCGGTGTTGTTCGTCAAACCTACAGTAAGTTTGAGCAGGCGCTAGGCGTCCCAAGCGTTACCCAACTCATCATGCTCTGCAAGATTTTCGATAAGCCTGTCGGGTATTTTTATGAGCAAGATGATGGCGAGTTTCGTTTTGCAATGCGAGCAGATAGTCCGGATTTGTTGGATGCCAGACTTCGCAATGAGTTGATTGAAAAGTTAAAAATATCAATGCAATTGAGGAAGCTGCTGATGCTAATTTGCCAGAAGATCTTCCTAACTCAATGCCTGTTTTTACCGCCAAAGCAGAAGATTTGCGAAGAGTCGAAGATAAGGCTATGGAAGAACGTTTCCGTCTTGGTATGGGAAACGCTACTTGCGTTGGTGACATTGTAGCCATTTTGGAAGCATCGGATATTCGAGTGATCCCGTTCAATCGCGAGGAAACCGATAAAGGGATGGTATTCGGATTTTCTGCGTTTTCGAACAAATACGGTACCGCGATTTATGTAAATGTTCACGACAGCATTTCAATAGAACGTCAAATCTTCAGTATTTGCCATGAATATGCTCATCTTATCTTCCACCGTGATGAGTATGATGGCCCTGCTAAAAGCTATAAAACTAATGGCAAAGCAATTTCACCGGAAGAAAAAGTTGCTAATCACTTTGCTGCTTGTTTTTTGGTACCAGAAAGCGCGTTGCGAAAACAATTCGTCATGCAAGGTGGTGGATGGGCGTATGAGGAAACCGTCCTTAGACTAAAAAGCATTTTCAGAGTATCAGCCACTTGCATCATTGAGCGTCTTAGTAAATGTAATTTAATTAATCAGCAAAACACTAGATACCTATGGGCAACCGCCAATCGTAAAGGCTGGAAGAGACACGAGCCAAATCCCATAAGGGAAGCACTAAATTATAAAGGTCGCCTAACCGTCTTATCGCGTAAAGCATGGGAAGCCGGTTCCGCGTCGGAAACCTTCATATCTGAACTTTTAGAATTAGACAGAAAAGCTCTCAGCAATCTTCTGGATGAATGGTACGACGAACAGGAGGCCGGAGAGGATGCCGTTTGAATGCCCCAGATGTGTTATCGATACGAATGTACTGTCTGATTTTTACGAAGGTAAATGCTTAGATCTTATCTGGCAAATTTACCCGGGTGGTGTGTGGATTGACCCCTATGTCTGCGAGGAACTAAAAGCTAAATACAATCTTGATGTTCAGGAACAGCTTACACGCCTGCAACTTCCATACAATTTCACCAATGATTACGAACCTGAACATTTTATTGAAATGGCTGAGATAAAAAATCGCAGGAGAGCATTGAAGTATGCGGACATAAGCTGCGTTGTTAACGCGAGAATACATGATGCAACATGTCTTTCGGCGGATAATGCGGTTTATAAAACGTGTGCGGAACGCGGTGTAAAAGCCGCCCGCCACGGAGGGCTACTCCAGGAGGCTGTGCGCAGGAGATTTATCCACAAACAACAAGCCTTAATGCATTTCCAATTTTTCCTGGATCGTGGGTTAACGATGAAATCTTCTGTTCGAGAACAGATTCTTGCCAGCTTCGAATAAAACTAAATCTCTCTGTTGCTGTACTGGATCATATTGTGCAAAACCGCTCGCCGCAGCCCCTGATTAGCGAACCGCATAGCGGTGAGTCTGTCAGGGCGAGGAAGCGGAAGATCCACCGCCCCACAGAATGGCACTTACGCGCCATCACTGAGCAGAATATCCAGTGCCATTTGCCTTTCGTCTGGTTTAAGGCGCTGGAGCAATGCTTTAACGACACCATCAGTTTGCAGGTCACTGGGTGAAATCACGCGAAGATCGGAAAGATTGAGCGAAAAACGCATATTGCAGTCAGAATTAGTGCAGGTGCAATAAACTACCGCCAGCGTTTTTGCGTCATCCTGCCATGCAGTTTTGCGTATAGCCGCCCGGCAGTGACACGCCGGACATTCAATTTTCATCACACCCGCCATAACCCCCCCACAATCTGACCGGTTGCAGGGGTAATATAGTCTTTTTCGGGTTATTTTTCATCAGCCAGCGCAGACACCACATTTTCCACATCTTCCAGCGTAAAATTAAGGTGTAACGACGGGGGGATTTCGGGATCGCTGTTCACAGCCTGCATGAATTTACGGCAGACAGGTGTCACTTCATCCCGTCCATAGGTTGTCCTTGCCTTATCGGGATCGCCAAGTCCGCTCGCATTTTGCGGGATAATACCGGCAAGACCAGCCGGAAAGCGGTGCGCCGTAAGAACATCCTGAGCGCTGATATTCTTCACATTTGAAAACTCATCTTTTTGCTGAATATCCCCAACCGGAATAATTTTAATCCCGTCCGGTTGCCCTTTTGGGATACTGATAAACATGTTACGGAAATTCCCAAGCCCGTTACCGCTCTCTATTTTTTTACGTATAGCTTCTTCAGCCTCAACAGACATATTCGGGTCGGACGCGTACATGATGAACCCCATATGCGCACCGTTGTGATAGTAGCGACGTCTGAAAATGGTCGCCTCACTGTTCAGTAACGCTGAATGAATACCACCGATATAATCAGGCAGTCCATAAATCTGCTGTCGCGGATCATGCATACGTAAAAACACAACATCAGACGGCGAATAGACCAGCGGCTCGCCCTCCTGTAACACGATAAAATCAAGTTGCTTGCTGCGACGCAGATACAAAGACGGTAATGGTGCCAGCGCCACCACCCGTCCCACCCGTTACGGACCTTCAGAATGGCCACATCACCAAACAGCAGGTAGTCAAAGACAGCCATTTCCATCTGATCGGTCGTCAGTCCCCGTTACTTTATTCGTACCCCTTATAATGGGGTGTTAGCCAGCCAGACCCGGCATGATTACTGCCCCCAGTCGTCCATGATCCGGGGGGTGATGTCACCGGGTCTGGTGGGGCGCTGGTAACCGCTAATAGGGGTCAGGTCAGGCACTTTTGCCGGGACCGTCTGTAACGTGGATGCCGGTACCTGCTCCCCGTGGTTATCTGGTTAACCCATATACAAGGGAGACAGAATGACCGAATCCAGCGATTACGAATCCGTCCAGGTCTTTATCGGCGTTGATGTCGGTAAAGATACGCATCACGCTGTTGCCATTAATCGTTCAGGTAAACGCCTGTTCGATAAAGCATTACCCAACGACGAAAACAAACTCAGATCGCTAATATCTGACCTGAAACAACATGGTCAGATACTGCTGGTTGTTGATCAGCCAGCTACCATCGGTGCGTTACCTGTCGCCGTTGCCCGCTCAGAAGGAGTCCTTGTCGGATACCTCCCTGGACTGGCCATGCGCCGCATAGCCGACTTACACGCCGGTGAAGCTAAAACTGATGCTCGTGACGCTGCCATCATTGCCGAAGCTGCCCGTACCCTGCCTCACGCGCTACGCACGCTGAAACT